ACCTGGTTGCCCGGGCTTTCCCACTGCTTGACCTTGGCCAGCGCGGCAATCGCCAGGCTGGACGGCGCGAGGAACACGTTTTTCTTCGCCGCTTTCGAGTACACCGCCGGCATGTTGTGCACCACCAGGCAACGGTCGAAACCGAGGTCGGCGCCGCCCAGTTCCTGGCTGTAAGTCACCTGATCAGCGACCGAGGCATCCTTGCCATCCAGCACCACACGGGCCTTGATGCGCTTGCCGAACGAGGCGAACTCACTGGCCACCGCTTTGGTGCCGGTGAAGCCTGGCGCGCCGATGATGGTCAGGTCTTCCGGGACGCTGCCCAGTGCGGCCAGCCCGAGCTTGCGGCCGGTGGCTGGCTCGACACCGCCGATCACTGCGTTGACGGTGTCGGCCGGGGTCGCGCCCGCCTCGACGATCACCACGTAGACCGGCACCTTGACCACTTTGAGAATCTGGTAAACCGCGTGGTACAGCGTGCCCTCTTCGGCACCGGTCGGATCGAGCAGCGCGTGGGTGGTGAAGCTGTTGATGCGGAACGGTGCGTTACGCGGAATCAGCGGATCGGCTTTCGGCGCGGTGCCGACCAGACCGATGACGTTGTCACCCAGGCCACCCATGGCCTCGGGGGATTCAGTGGCATTGACGCTAATGCCGTTGTGCTCGAAGTTCAAAACCTCAGCCATGGTTAGTCAGCCTTCTTGGCAGCGGCCTTTTTGGCCTGGGTGGTAGGTGTTTTCAGTTCCAGTCGCCCGGCGCTGTGCAGGGCACTGGCCTCGACGTCGAGCAGATCAAGGTCTTGACCGACGCTCGACCAGTGCCCACCGCCGGTGGGGAATGGAACGAGCACGGTGTAGGTTTGGCGGGTTGCCATTTTTCGTTTCTCCATAAACGGGAAAGCCCCTCGTGGGGAGGGGCTTGGCGGGTGTTGAATGTATTGGGCGGACAAGAAAACGCCCCGGGGTGCGGGGCGTTTATTCGGGTTCGGGAGCACGCCATTGAGGCGCTGACGGTCGGTATTGAAGCTGGGGGAACTCGTCAGACTGCGGCCAATTTCGCAGCGAGCGACGGTATGCCTGTAATTGCGTGTACTGAAGAACAGTCAACGTCGTGCTGTCTCCGACCTCTGACTCATCCCGATGACGCGAAATAATACCGTCGGTAGTGACAAGTTGAGCATCACGCCAACTGCGCTCATTGGACTTGAGTGACGTAAATGATTGCGGAGGATCAATCAACAATGGATAACCATCCTCGCCAGCAGAAATAACCCTACCTTTCGATTGTCCTTCGAGAATTTGCGCATGCAGTTCATTGGTGATTTCTACCGCATTCGCGGGAATAACGCTGTGTACAGTCCGATCATAAAAACCACCGGTGTCTTTACTGAAATACATCATTAATCCCCTATGGCTATGTAGTCAAAATTTCCACTGCTCAATGCAAAGGAGCTTCCACTCCAGTTCACCGACCTGACCGTAACCCCAAACTGACTTTTCCCAGTTGTGCCATAGGTCGTAAAGTTTGAACCACTCCACCCACTAGCTGTACTTTCGTTGACAACCACTTGCCGGCAGGCTGTGGGAAATGCAATCGGAAACACTATGGATACAGTACCGAGATTAGTGGTTCCCGAACCTCTTTGAATAATCATTCCTCCTGGTAGTTTCTGGTAGCCGTTCTGCAGCAACGACGCCGAAAACTCATTGGAGTACTTCAGTGAAGCAGCGCCTTCCTCAACGACATAATTGTTGTCGCCACAAGTAACAACAAGATTGGAACCGCTCTGAACCGTAACACTGGTAAGCGTTTTAGCTAGCGCTACGATGGTGTCATTGCCCTGACGATTCAGTGTCACGTCAGCTGTTCCGATGTTCAGGACGTAGAACTTGGACCCAACGGGGCTGGCGACCAGCGGAGGCAGTGTCACGACGCCCGGCCCAGTGATAACGATTCTGCGCCCGGCCATGGCCGGAGTCAGCGAAGCCGGTAAAGTCACGATGTTCGTCTGACCGCTGAAATTTCCTAGCGCACGCTGAACGAACTCTGTGGTGGCCAGTGCCTTGCCGGTGTCGAACTGTGGCTGAGTGGTGAATACAGGTGCGCTGATAACACTTGTGTAGCGGATGGCGATGCTTCCACCTATCAAACGCCATTGTCCATTTAACCTGATGAACTCTGCCGTATCCCCCAGACCAAGAACAATTGGCCCAACAACCCCGGTCGACGTATTCAGGGTGTCTCCACCGGCGTTGGCGGAAATCGTTACAGCCCCGGTACCAGCGCTGACTATCGTGATGATCGCAGCTGCCGTAGCGGGAACCGACGAGGTCGGCGGGAGGGTGCAAGTGATCGGTCCGACATTCGAAAGACTGACTAGTCCACCAATGTCAGCCAGCGTCACGACATAACTAGTACCAACCGATTTGAACGACGAATATTGCAATCCATGGCGCCGCACGAACTCAGAGTTGACCAGCAACTGACTACCATCGAATTGCGCCGGCGTTGGACAGATCGGCCCCCCCTCAAACGCGGGCGACATCAAACGGGCAAAACCTGCCGTCACGTCCTGGAACGTCAATGGGGTTGTATCAAGTACTATCGGGCCATCTGTAGTCAGCTGCCAGATCGTATCAGCGAGGGTTGCCCCTGCTTCCACCGTAACCTCTAGATTAGGCGTTACCTTCGCACTGGTATCGGCATCTTTCGCCCGAATCCAGGAACCATTTGCCGCAATGTAAATTCCGTTGTCTTTTGCTTGCGTCTGGTTTTTAACGAGCACGCGATCGCCTGAAATGACAGCAACCGCGTCAATCATTTGGGCGCCGCTCAATACGATATTTGCCTTGGTTGCGACCCGTACCGACTGTTTTTTGTCGAGCTTAGCCAGTTCATCCGCCACGTAACCAGCCACCCACGCACGGGTGGCCTTGACCACCGTGTCATCAATCAGCAACGTCACCAGCGACGCATTGCTGGTCTCGAAAATCGAGCGAATGTAGAACTCTTTACCCGACCCCGACGTCGCCAGCACCGGCTTGAACGACTCAGGGTATTTGACGATGGCGTAGAGAATCCCGGTGTCGGTCCACAGCCCGGCTTCACGCACGTACCAGCCGCCAACATCCGGCGGAATAGTGACTTCGGCGAGCAGCCAGCTCGGATTCTTCTCGTCCTGGAACAGCGCGTTGAGCGGACCGCGCCAGACTTCGCGTTTCAGCGCGGTAGCCGTCGCGGCCGGGTTGTAGACCGCGCCGCCGCCGTCGCCGACGGAAATCTGCGTCAGCTTGATCGGCAGGCCCGCAGCCTTGCACGCCGTTTCGTAGGCAATCCCTGCGTTGGTGAGCAGGGTGTAATAGTCAGCCATTCAGGCCCCCTGAGGATAAATAGTGGATGTTTCGACGGTGTACATGCCGGCAGCCAGGAACGCCTCTCCCGAGGTTTCGAGCCCTTCGATGAACACCGGATAAACCGTGGTCAGCTCACCGCAAAAGGTCGCAGCGGCAATGGAATGACTGCCGAACGCGCTCAAGCCCACCGTCACCGAAAGAATGTCCCGCTCGCTCTTGGCATCGGCCAGACGCCGGTCGAGACGGGCGTCGATTTCTGCGCTGTAAGGCTGGTCGCTAAAGGCGCGCACGCTGAAGCTGTATGGCACGCCGGGCGGCGTCTGTTCGTACCAGGCGCGGACTTCGGGGCGCAGTTGCAAACCCTTGGCCGCGTTCTCCAGCGCCTTGCGGGTGCCCGCCTGGCGCGCAGTGGGCCAGGCCAGTTCGACGGTCAGGCGCTTCTCAGTTTCCGGTGCGCTGGTGCTCCATTCGGCGACACCGCGATCCGCTGCCAGATACGGCAGGAAGGCGACCGGCGTTTCGTTCGGATTCATCAGTTCGGGGAACGGCGGCGCGATGCGATCAAGCAGTGCGCCGAAGCCCAGATCCAGTCCACGTTCGAGTGCCGAGCTGTTGGCCGGCAGCAACGTCGGGCGATGCGTTGGCTCACTCATAGCGTCAGCACCTCGACCTCGACCGCCGTGCAGTACGGCGCCTCGAAGGCGCTGGTGATGATCGGCGCCAGCGGCTCAAGAATCTGCAGTTGCACGGCGCCGGCGCTGTGCAGTGTGTAGTCGATCCAGCTCGGATCGACCCGCCCTTCGAGGCGATGGCAACTGTCGGCGTAGGCTTGCAATTGCTGTTGTGCGGCGACTTTGGTCAGGCCCGAGTCGGGGCCGGAATTGATCTTCGCCACCACGCGAATCTTGTAGCGCTGAATGTCGGCAGCCTTGACCGTGACGAGGTCGGTTTCCGGTCGCACATCAGGGCGGGCGAAGTGCTGACGCACGCCATCAAGCAGGGCTTGCGACGGTGTCCCATCTCCCTCCCGAGCGAGCACCGTGACCTGCACTTCGCCCGGTGCGGTGCGGCGACCGTTGCCGTCCTTGACCTGTGCGGCGAGGCCGTCCGGGTTGAAGGTGTAGGTGACATTCACCACACCTCCATCCGTCGATTCGACCTTCACCGTTGGCCGTTCACCGAGGGTGAATACCTCGCGGCGATACTGCATCCGCGAGCCCGCAGCCGGGGCATGTGGCGCCAGGTAATAACGCAGCCGGGCGTCGTCGTCGCTTTCATAAATCGGTGGTATTGGCGGGAAGGCTGCTGGGTCGCCCGCGTCGAGCAACTGCCTTTCAAGGCCCATGTCCGCCAGGCGTGCGTCGAGGTTGCTGCCGGTCGCCCACCACGCCAGCATCTGCTTGATGCGGGCGTTGTATTTGCGCTCGTGGGTTTGCAGGCGTACGCAGAAGGCTTCCAGCGCCAGGGTCAGCAGTTCGCTCTCGTTGTCGAGGCTGGTCTTGAGTTTCGCTGCGCTGTCCGGCGCTCGGGCGCCGACGTACTCGACGACGAAGGTCTTGAACTCGGCGAGCAAGTCTTCGAAGGCGTCGACAGTGATCAGCGCCGGTTCGGCCAATTGATTCTGGCCGGGGATCAACATGCTCATGTCACGACCTCGAATGTCTGTTGACGGTTTTTCCAGGTACCGGCGAAGCGCAGCAGCAGACCCGCGCCCTGGCGGCTGGCGACGATCACGCTCGGCTGAAAATCGCTGATCCCGTTCTGCGTGTTGTAAAACGCTTGAGCCGCGTGGCTCTGGGCCAGAAGCAAAACGTCGTCACCGAGGTTCTGCCCCAGCAGCGTGGGGATCAGCGAGCCATAAAGGGGCCTTTTTTGCCGGGTGCCCAGCGGCGTGGTCAGGGCTCGTGTCGCGCGCTGCACAAACTGCAGCCAGTCGTCGACCGTGGCCCCGGAGTCTCTATCGATTCCGATCATGGGAAGCTCTTGATTCAGGGGCTGATGACGCGGCCCTGGTGATCCACCAACGGGCCGCTGAAGTGCACGCCCGAGGCGTCGATGCTCAGGCCGACGCCGCCCAGTTGCAGGCTGATCAGCTGCGGCGTCATCGTCAGTTGCGCCGGGCCGATGCTCAGTGCAAGCGACTCGCGAGAACCGGTGAAAGCCGCCGGGCCGTTCTGCCAGTGCAGAATGTGTGTGGCGTCGTCGTAACCGCTTTCAGTGCCGTCGACATAAACGCGGCGCGTCAGCGTCGGTACCGTCGCCGTCGGCGGAAATCGGTCACTGTTGAGGCCGAACAACGCCACGCTCTGCGCGCCGCTTTCACCGCTGCCGTAGTTGAGCAACAGACACTGCTCGCCCACGCTAGGAATCCGCGATTCGCTCTGCGTTCCGGCGCTCGGGTTGAAGAACTTGATGGCTGGTGTCAGCAGTCCACCGTGGCTGACCTGGCAAGTGTTGCTCGCCGCATCGACTGTCTGACAGATGCCGATGCGACAGAAACTCTCGGCGCGGCGGTGCAAGTCGTCGATCTCCGCTTCCATCTCCGCCAGCCGCTCGATGATCGGCCCCAGTTGCATGCGCAGTACTGCGTCGAACATCGGTCAGGCCTCCAGCACGGTGTATTGGTCGGGGTCGTCGATGTTGCTGACTTCCCAGGTACGGGCGAATTTGGGCGTACCGAGCGGGTCGTCGAGCAGCGTCGGGCCGAGGTAGAGGGTCTGGGTGAAGGTCAGGGTCCACGCCTTGTATTGCTGCTCGGCGCGGATGAGCACTGACGGCAAACCATCAATGTTCATCGGCAAATCGCATTGATCGCCGGGCAGGTTCCAACGGTTGTCGGTGATCAGGTTTTTCAGCACCGCGATCAGATCGCACGCGGCAAATGCACTCGCAGAAAGTGCCGGAATGACTTGCAGCGATACGGTCATGACGTGGGCGATACGTCCGTCGGCGCCACGCACTCCGGGCGCATTACGGTCGAAGTCAATCAATGCCCAGGCCTGAGCGCCGGGTGCTGTGAAGTCGTCGTGATTGCCAACCTGCAGAGTCAGGCCGGCGCTGTTGCGCAAGGTTGTCGCCATCGCCGTGAACAGCTGCGAAGGCTGCTGGATCGGTGCGGGCATGCATGACCTCCTTTTCAATTGTCCACGCGCAGCCCCGCCGCATCAGTTGCAGCGAGGCAGGAAAGTGTTGAGTTACTGGGGATCGCGCGGCGGGGGAACTTCGCAGACGCCGATGCGCTTGGCGGCCCAGCGTTCGTAAAGACCGATGGCCACGTCGGCACCGGCCATGGCGGTCAGGCAACCGAAGGCACCAGCGGCCCAGATGGATAATCCGGCGGCATACAGCAGCATGATCGCCGAGACGCCGCAGATCATGCAGGCGCCGGAGCGCAGCGCCAGACGCCGTAGCAATGACCAGCCACGAGCGCCTTCCTTGTCGGCGCGCCACATTTCGCCGGACACCCCGCCCACCACGGCGAGGAGGATGACCAGCCAGATCGGCATGTCCGCCAACGCTTGTTGCTCGTTTGTCATGTCACGCCTCCTGGTTTCAGTTGATGAGTGATGTGTGTTGGGTTCAAGCGATGTCTCTTCAGGTAGGCATTCCAAAAAGCCCGGTGGTGAGACCGGGCTTTTCAGTAATGCGCTCCCGCTGACGGGGTTGACGCTTATGCCTGAATCAGAACGGAGCCACTGGCCAGTCAATCGTGTAGGGATAGCCAGCCTGTTTCTTCACGTCGCTGACTGCAACGTAATATTGCTGATAAGCGAGCCAAGCAGCTTCTTCCTCTGGCGTGGCAACACCGAGATTCACTTTGTAATTGACCGGGTTGATATCAAGCCAGCCAGCGGCTACACCGAGCCGCTGTCGTACAAACAGCATTACCTGATCAACATGGTCTTGATAAGTGGGCTCAGAAAACTCCCAGCCATTCGCGCCGTATGTAGCCTTCCAGCCCACTTGAACGACGGTGTCGATTGCAAATCCGGACCAACTGCCGGATATGCCCGGGGGATTGGTGTCAGGTTGTTCCTCAGAGACCTGAATCATTACGGCTTTGGGGTACGCAGCAATATTGCTCATTTCAATGAAAACGTATTTCTTCATAATATTTCCTTATAACTAAATGGGTCGAGATTGAGTTCTCGATGCGCCGCAACTATTCAGTAAGGCGCAACTGGCCAGATGATATTTGTCGGATAGCCGGACTGTTTCTCAATGTCGCTGACAGCGATGGAATACTGCTTGTGAGCCAGTAGCAACGCCTGTTCTTCTGGGGTAGCTACACCGGTTTCAACCTTGAAACCCAGGGAGTTCAAGAGCAGCCAGTTGCTGGCAACATTGAGCAATTGCCATTTCTGCGCCTGAGCTTCGTTGCGATAGTCTTGGTCAGTGGGAGCTGTAAATGTCCAGGAACCGGCAAATTCTGCTTTCCACCCAACACGAATGTCTGTGTTGCCTGTGACATCTACCCATGTCGATCCCGGCGAAAGAGTTGGATCGGGCGCTACTTCGCTTTCTTTCAGTTGAGTGACTTTGATGT